GATGCACAGCGAAAAGGCCGAAGAGTTTGCGCTGCTGGTGCAGTGCTTCCGCGAACACCCCGAAAGCTTCTGGGAACGCAACCGCAAGCCCACCATCCAGTGGAACGAGGAACTGTTCTTGCAGGCCCTAAGCGATGTGGAACTGGTGCCGCAAGCCGACCCGAACACGTCGTCGCACAGCCAGCGCGTGATGAAGATCATGGCGCTTAAGCAGTTGCAGGCCGCAAACCCGGGGCTTTACGACGAGATCGCCATCGACAAGGCCGCCCTGCGGTCCATTGGTTGGTCGAACCCGGAACAATTCCTCAAGCCAGAAGACCAGCGCAACCAGCCCAGCCCAGACCTTCTAAAGGGCATGGAAGACCTTAAGATCGCCCACCAGCGGGCCGATGCCGACACGCTGCGGGCACAGGCCGCTATGGCCAAGGCACAGCAACCCGCAGCCCCCAAGGGCGTTGCTGGCCCCGTTGGCAAAGACCCGCAGGAACTTCAGATCAAGGTGATGACGGAGCAGAACAGGGCCAAGCAGATGGAACTGTCGGCCCGGCGCGACATGGCGAACGACGAGAACCGCGATCTGGATCGTGAAAACGACATCCGCTTGGAGCAAATGAAGATGGACCGCGACAGCATGAACGATGCGGTTCGGATGCAGCACGAAAAAGACATGCAGGCCCAGCAACACGCGATTGATGCTGTCAAGCTGGCCATGCAAGTTCAAAGAGGTAAAAAGTGATGGACAAGGCGGCACGGGCGGCACTCCTGACGGCGGCAGGCATTCTCGACAAAGCCCGCGCCCGCACCGCTGTCACCCGCGCTGGCGGCCAGATCGCCCCGTCCAAATATCTGCCCAACGTCCCCCGCGCCGTCCATGCGGGGGGTGGTTCTGTTGATTTTGTAAAGGACAATCCCGGCGGCGATTGGCTTGCTAAAAAGCAAAGTTATGCATTTGAGTACCCCCGAATGAAGGGGATTGATGGGGCGATAACGGGGTGGATGGGTGGTAAGTCAGACCTGTTCCTGCCGACCCACGTCCTGAAATCCATCGAACCGCTCAACAATGAAAAAAGGGTTGCGGGCGAACCACGGTTTGACGATCTGATGTCGTCGGTCAGCAAAGAGGGTTTTGATCCCCACCAGAAGGGCAATAAGGTTGTTGTGGCGGTGAACCATCACGGCAAGCCTTTCATCCTTGAAGGCAACACACGGGTGGCGGTTGCCCACGCAATGGGCGTTCCAAGCGTGAAGGCGGAAGTCCGCTATTGGAATGGTGCAGAAGAAGCTGATGGCCCCATGCACCCAGACAAAGTTTCGGCTATGGCATCCAGCGACCCCGACATTACCAAGGCTGATGGTGGCGATGTCGAAGGCGACAACGGCCACATCTATGTGGTGCATGGCGGTTCAGACTTTGACCAGATCGACAAATCGTACTCAGGCCGTGGGGAACCAGGCAACATCCGCCCGCTTGGTAATGGTCTGTACGGCTATGTGCTTGACCACACCAACCCCGAAAACGTCAAGAATGCCATTGGATGGGCCACACGGTACTCTCAAAAATATGGTGGTGGCAAAAAAGCCCTTCATGTGTTCAAAGTGCCAAAGTCTTCCTCAACTGTGTTTAATGGTTACCGAGAACTTAATGTTGAAGGTTACCCAAAGCCTATCAAAGGTCTTGGCTTGGAACCAACAGAAGAACTGAATGCTTACGAAGCGCACGAAGCTACAGAACCGCCTTACGACGAAAAAAATTCGGCAGATTACTGGGCGCATGAAAGAAAACGCCGCGCCCTATGGGACGCCGTCCAGAATGCCGCTGACCTGCGAATGCAGCATCTCCCCATTGGCCTCACAGAAGTTGCAATCCAAAACCCCAAGGTTGCCACACGGATTGGTAAGTTCAGCCTAGACACGCCCACCAGCGACATTCTGGACGCGGTCAAGAGTGATGTGCAGTCCCGCGCCACTGGTGGCCGCATCCACGCCGAAGATGGTGGCAAGATGGAACTGCGCTCTAAGGCCGCAGAAGTAATTTCTGGGTTGAAGGGCGAAAAGGGTCTTGCCGAAGACATGATCCGCGCTGCTAAAAACGCTGGCGTCAAAGATGTTGAGATTGCCAACGCAAACCCCCCGTCAGGCAAGATTAGCCGCGACGAACTGGCGCGGCATTTTGAAAATGCGGTGCCAAAAGTACAGGTAAAGCGCATTGGTGATGCTGAAAAGGTAGCGGAGCTAAAGAAGCAGCACAGCGTGCAACGCGACATTGAAGGCATGACGGATGATGAGATAGACAGCATGTTGGATCATGCTTTGGGCGTACATGAACCTTTATATGAGCAATACCAGCTTCCGTATGGGAAAAATTATCGTGAGCATATCTTGTCTTTGCCAGATGACCGTGGCGAGAAAAGTTTTCACTCTACCCACTGGGACAGCCCAAACGTCCTTGCCCATGTTCGCTTGTCTGATCGGTACAAGGGCGAAACCCAAAAGAATATTGAGCCAATCATAGGAAAATTGGCACAATACTTTGAAACAAGCCTTGATTACCTTGGTCCTAGCTCTGCGGACCATGCTGTCAAAAAAGGCGTAATATCTCCAAATGAGGCGGCAACGGTTTCCAGATTTATGCGTTGGAAAAACGGATATGAAACTCAAAAAGGTGTGGGGAGAAAAATTCTTCACGTTGAAGAGTTACAGTCCGATTGGAACAATACGGCTCGTAAACAGGGCCTAAAAACAGGAAGAGAGAAACAAGAGTACGATGATTATGTCGCTGGAATGCGGCAAAAAATGATTGACAAGGTGACAAGGCCGCAGGCCCCAGTGTTTGATCCAGAAACTGGAGAAGATAGGCTGCCTATACCTCAAGATGTTATTGATAAAAAAGTTGAAAAATACCAAAAAATGCACCCCAGCGATCTTGCCGCCACCTTGGGGGTTTCGGCTGAACATAGGCAAATGGACTTGGCAAGATACAAGGGGGTTTATCCTGCGCCATACATTGACCCCGACAGCCGTGACGTTGAAAATCTTGCGTTGAAGCACGTTTTGACCGAGGCAGCCAAAGGCGGTTACGATGGCATCACATTTACGCCAGGGTCGGAACAATCTGCCCGCTGGGGTAACACAGACTTTGGCGACATCTACGATAGAATTTTGCCAAATATGACTACCAAGCTGGCGCGGCAGCATGATAAGACAATCACGCCTGATGTCATGGGTTTGCCTGGCGCACGGGGAAACACCGTATCAGCACAATTGATCCCGTTGACCGAAACCGCCCGCCAGTCTATCCTCAAGAATGGCTTTGGCGCGTTCAAGCGTGGCGGCACGGTTGGTAAGGAAGAGGGCGGCAGCGTCACTGACAGCGACGAGTTCCGCAACTGGTTCGGCAACAGCATGACCCACACCAATGGTGAACCGCACGTCTTCTACCACGGCACCAGCAAGGACAAGGACTTCACCTCGTTCAACGTGGGGCGGCATGGCGCATGGTTCACCCGCGATCCGGCATTGGCATCGCAGTACGCCGAGCAGAACGACAGCCAAGGCTACAAGCAAGACGGCTGGAAGCTGACGCCCATCAACACCGCATCCCGCGTGATCCCCGCCTATGTGAAGGCCGAGAACCCCTACACGGGCGACCTGCCAGATGAGGTGCTGCGCGGCAATTACAAGAAGGCCCAATCCGATTGGTTCGACACCCTGCGCCGCAAGGGCCACGATGCTTGGATACCTGCCCGCCACAATGGTGACCTTGTGGTGGCGCTGAAGGAACCCCAACAGATCAAGTCGATCTTCAACAACGGCAAGTTCGACCCAAAGCAAAAGCACATGAACAAGGCCGAAGGAGGCACCGTCGATGACACAGAAACTCAAGCTACCACCGGAAGTCTTGGCAATGGCCCCCAAGCGGGAGGACTTCCAGACGCAGGAGGAGTACGAGGAAGCGAAAGCGTTCTTCCTGCACCGCTTTCGCCACACGGCGAGGTAGACCTTCAGGGCCTGCCCAAGGATATCCTGATCCCCAAGCTTGGGATAAAGGTCACGGCAGGGCACAACCCAGAAATCCGGCAGGTAGCCCGGGACTACACCAAACAAGCTGGCATCGACTACAGCCCGCCCACGCTCTACAAGAAGGTTGACCCCAACCTCGGCAAGCGCATTTCGGATGCCTACGCCGACATGGCGCACTTCCCGCAGCACCCGCTTGTAAATGCGGCGTACGAAGCAATGAAGCGTGAGACGCTGGACCAGTACCGCATGATCCAGAAGGCTGGGGTCAAGATGGAATTCTATCCTGACGTTAAAAAAGACCCCTACCACAGCCAACCGCGCCTGATGACCGAGGACGTGAACAACAACAAGCACATGTACGTCTACCCAACGGTCATTGGGGGCTTTGGGACAGGCAAGCAGCCCAAGGGCCACGAGAACAACCCCCTGCTTGGTGACAGCGGCGAACGTTGGAACGGCCAACCTGTGGTGTTCAACGACCTTTTCCGGGCCGTCCACGACTACTTTGGGCACGTTAAGGAGGGTTTAGGCTTCCGTGGTGACGGCGAAGAGAACGCATGGCGGTCACACGCGGCCATGTACAGCCCCTTGGCCCGTATTGCACTTGGTGCCGAAACCCGTGGGCAGAACAGCCTGTTAAACTACGGCCCGAACGGCGAACACAACCGCACTGCAAGCCCCGAGGACACCATTTACTCGCCCCAAAAGCTTGGTGTGATGCCTATTTGGGCGCTTCACGAGGGTGCAGAGTTTATCAAACCCGAGGAACGCGCCCAGATGGAGGCAATCTACAGGCATTTTGGCCTTGGGCCGGAAGGTTTTGTGGAACCCAAGGTCCAACGTGCGCCTTCTACCTTTGTCGGGCAACAAAAGATGGCCCCAACCGCCGGGATGCCCCCGTCAGGCATGTTCACATCCAAGCCCACGCTGTCCAAAGGCGGCACGGTCGGGAAGGAAGAGGGTGGGGCGACAGGCTCCCTTCGTGAAAAGGGTCTATGGACATCTGCACAGGCAATCAAGGCAGGAACAGGGTCACGCGAGGCACACGCGGCACTGGTCAACAAGATCAAACCAGTTTTACCGTACGCAGCACCAGTTCCCCCTGCGTCCGATCAGCAGGTTCACGACGCGCTGACGAAGGACAAGCAGCCAAAAGCTTTTGCCCCAAGACGTTTGGGGGAAGGTACGCCCGTGGCGGTGCGCCTTGACATTCCGGCGTATGAAAAAAGGAACACATGGGTTGTTTCCGTCCATCATCCGAAGTCAGACTTCACGGCAGGTGAGGTTATTGGCTATGACAGCGTGGCGCATATCGACAACCCGCGCTTTGGGGTTCATCCAACGGGTGCTTTAAACATTGCAAGCGGGAAGCCCAAGGCCACGATTGCAACGGCTCATGGGAACTGGAAGAAAACAACCCCGGAGGATGCGTTTAAGCTGTCGCAGACGGTCCACAACGACCCCCAGTGGCGTCAGGTAGGGATGGACCCGGAACGGCATTCGTATTTCTATGACCGCGAAACGCAAGAACCTGTCATGGCTGCGGACGAGGCTTTGCACATTGGCCCGTTGGTGTATGCAAAGAACCCTGTGTACGGAAAAAAGACAGATTTTGCTTTTAGCAACGGCGGAGAAGTGGACGACAATCAACCCAACAACGTAGTCGATCTTGGCTTCAAGCGCGCCGTGAAAAACGTAATGTCGGATGAACCGCCGCAGCCTGTCCAAGATTTGATGAACCATGTGGCCAACCGATTTGAGGCATCGCGCCAAGCTTATCTTGAAGCCAAGGCAGATGGTGCGTTTGAAGCCATGCCGTTTGGGGATAAATATCGCTACAAGCCAAACCCAAACTCCACCCCGATGGAAGTGGTTGGACACCGCATGTTGCACGTTAACCGTTGGGGCGAAAAAGACCCGCCAAAGCTTGTGTATCAGGATCACTTCCCTGTTGTTGACATGGAACCCGTTGGACAGCCCGCCTACACGCGGCCCTATCCAGTCGAACTTTTAGCAGACAAAAGCCGCTTTGAATTTATTTCAGGCAAGCCCAAACTTGTTAAGCGCAAGGGGGGCGCGGTCGGAGATGCCCTGTCCCTAACACGCCGCTTCACCAAAGACGGCACTGGTGCTACAATGGCGCTGAAACCCAAGGGGAAGTGATATGGACGACATTGTAAAGAAGGCCCTTGGTAAGGTCGCCCGGTACAAAGACCCGCAAAATCCCAAGATGGACGATTGGAAATGGCGTCCGTTGAAAGATGTCCACGCAGAACTGGAAGGTTTGCCCGAAATTCCCAGCCATGTGGAGAAATTTGGCGCATTTATGGACGAAACCGCCAACCGTGCGGTCAAACAGGGCCTGACGCCCCGCGATCTGATCAAAGCCTACGCCATTACCCGGGCATCCATCCAGCGCAGACAGAAAAGTGCCGACTCCGTGCGTGAAAACGGCCTGATGCTGCCGCCATCGACCGGAAAGATGATCCGCCCCGAGGGCGCGATGGGGGAATGGCTGCATAGCCCGATGGGGCAACGGTATTTGGATGCCGCAGAACGTGGTCAGGTCGATGAAGAGGCCGTGGCACACGCCCAGCGCGTCATGTCACCGTTTGGTCTGAAGACTGAAACAGAGGCATTGCCGTGGGCTGCACAGGTACTTGGCCCCCACCACAAGCAAGTGGGCGATATGGTTGCCCGGGGCCTGATGGGGAAGTCCCCAACAGCCGAATGGCAAGATTTCAGCAAGAAAAACCTGCATGGTATCGGCTTTGCCAAGGCTGGTTTCATTGCGTCGTTGCTGGGCCGTGGGGACATGCCCACGTTTGATGCGCGTCAGGTGAAATTGCAGACTGGCATCCAGAAAACCAAAGAAGCAACGCCCATGACGAACAAGGGTGGATTTGGTGTCATTGACAGGCTTGCCGCCCGTCAGGCTGCCATGAACCCCAAGATGGACCCCGGTCTGGAACCTTACCGCCAGCACCTGACCCACCACGCGATCTGGGACAAGGCCGAGAACGCCACGACCACGCATGATGACGTGATGAACGCCATGCGTAACGCCAAGGATGGTGGCCGGATTGGGTACAGCAACAAGGGTGCTGTTGACCTTGCTGCACCTGCTACGGTTTCCGAACCGCCTCTGTCCGAACACCCGTTGTACAAAGTTTTGCTCAACACACTGCATGGTGGGGTCAACACCCAATTTGTAAAACAGGCAATCCAGAACATCCCACAAACTGGGTTCACAAGGTCTGGCGCGGGCCTAATGATGCGCGACCCAAGGCTTATGATGTCGCCCCCAGTTTTGTCTGACATCAAAATTACCCCCAAAAGCGGTCATTTAAACACGCCTTTCCAGCAAATGACGGCTGATTATGGGTCAAAAAATAACCTGATGCCGTCAAAAATTGCCGATATTGAACAAATGCAGCGAGAGGGTGCCTTCTTGCGTCCCCTTATGGGCGACAAGACCCCAGCCGACACAGTTTTGATGGGACACAACAACGTGGCCTTGACTGATCCGGTAAGCCAAGTTGGGGGCGGCGACTATGGTCGTTCGGAGTTTGCCAGAGCAAACGAAGGCACGGGTTGGCGGTCGCGTCAGGGCGCATCAAAAGGTATGCAGCGCCGCATCGTAGAGTTTGGCGACGAATTTCCGCAGTACGGCATCCACACCCTGATGGGACACAAGTCTGCCGACAGTTCCAATATGTTGTTGCATTCCATCATCCGCATGGTGCCCAACCTGCCCATCAAGTCGGAGCATATCGCAGCCTTTGATGACGAAATGCGTAAAAAATTCCCCCATAGCGATGCCTACCCCCTGCCGTGGCCCGGCATTATGAACACGCAAGAGGTGCATGACTTCTTTTACCGTCAACCGTCCAAGATCAAAGGGAAGAAGGGGGCCTTCACGGTTGCGCTGAAGGCACGACCGGGGTCTGACGTTTCCAAGTTTGTCCAAAATCTTGATAGCGTCCGGTGGCAATCTACAGGCTTCCCAAATGTTGCCTCCGCCCGTTTTGCCAACACGGTTCCAGAACTCTTTGCTGAACCCCAGTTGTCGTCCGGCTACATGCTTACCCACTTGGACCCTACACGCGACCTTCGGGCAAACGATGAGTTCCTCTCCCACGACACATACACCCACGGCCTGCCAACACGGGGTTATGCTGGTCGGTTTAAGGCCTTGGTGCCTGCGGCACAACTTTTTGCGGATAGTCTGGGTGGCGCAAAGACCGCTACCGAAATACAGCAAACGCTGATGACAAAGTTCCCTGCAGTCAAGGTGACCCAAAAAATTGTTGATATGGTCAAGCAAGCCGAGGAAGATCGCAAAAGCAAATGGGGCATGGCGTCTGGGGGCACCGTCCCCAAAAAGACCAAAAACATCTCTCGTGCAATGTCTCTCACTTCGTTGTATGCTCTCGACCACGACCGGGACGCCGGATAACCTCAGAGGATCGTAACATGGATTTCAAAGCACTTCGTGCCAAACGGAATGATAAGGCCCGCAGCCTGATCGAAAGCTCCGGCGGTAAGGTCGATAGCTCGGACTGGACCCCCGCAGAACCCTTAAACACTGAAGCCAAGACGGGTATGCGCCCGATCTCGCGCCGTGCGTTTAAGGCTGGCGGTAAGGTTGAAGGCGAGAAGGCCAAGACCAACCTGTCCCGCACCCCGCGTGGCTTTCAAGAGAAGGTCGGTCTGGCCAACACCAACCAGAAAGACGCCAACGAAGAGCGCGAAGGCGTTAAGCACGTTGGTGGCATGAAGAAGGGTGGCGTGGTTGGCAAGATGGGTGGCGGTTTGCTGTCCAACGACCCGAACTACAAGAAATACAGCGCAGCCAAGCTGGACGCCGTTGGCCCCGATGAAGGTGGCGAAATGTCTGAGCCTACGAAGAGCAAAATGATCAGCCCGTCTGAAGCTGACCGCTTGCTTGCCGAAAGCAATGCTGGCCAGCGCGCCCGTGGCGACATGACCCGCCGCAAGAATGGCGGCAAGGCTGAGAAGTTTGAAGGTTCTGTCAAGGACCAGATGCAGGACAAGAAGCTTGCAGCCAAGCGCGGCATGTCCATGAAAGAGTGGGAAGCCTCCAAGGCTGACGACAAGCACGATAGCCAGCTGTCCATGAAGGGCCTGAAGGCTGGCGGCAAGGCCGATGATGATTCTAAGCATCCTTTCTATGGCGATACCCGTGGTAAAGAATGGGATGAAGGCAAAGAAGCTTGGGTCAAGAAAAAAGTAGCGCCCGCTGGAACTGGCCGTAAAGACATTCCGCAATACCCATCAAAGCCACAATCTTCCCGCAAAGAAGACGATCCACGCGGCGGAGATGATGATTACAAACGCGGTGGCGCTGCTCACGAAAAGGGCTGCATGTGCAAAGCCTGCGGTGGTTCGGCTGGCTACAAGCGTGGTGGCGGCCTGTATGCCAACATCAACGCCAAGCGTAAGCGTGGCGAGAAGATGCGTGACGCTGGCGACAAGGGCGCTCCGACCGCTGAAGACTTCAAGAACGCCAAGCGCACCGCTCGTGCAACTGGTGGCCGTACGAAGGGCACCACGAACATCAGCATCAACGTGATGCCCCACACGCCAAACAAGCCGATGGGTATCCAGCCGCCGATGCCAATGCCGCCCGTTGGTGGTCCGCCCCCAATGCCGATGGCACCGCCGCCTCCCGCCCGCATGTCCGTGCCGCCAGGCTTGGGCGCTGCAATGGCTGGCGCTGCTGGTGCAAACCCGCCCCCGCCCCCTCCAGGCGCTCCCATGCCTATGATGGGTCGCAAGGATGGCGGTAAGGTTTACCCGAAAATGCGGTTCGGGGCTGGCTCTGGTGAAGGTCGCCTTGAAAAAATCCAGAAGTATGGTAAAAACGCATAAGGTGCGCCCTCCCTGCACCTAACTGTGGCCCCCGGCATTTCTCCAGATGTTGTCGGGGGCCACACCAATGATGAGTGATTAGAATGATCCAGACGGCAAGCAGCGTTTTCGAACGTGAGCTTCGTAGGCTGATAAGCGAAGAGCGACATCATCTGGCCACCAACCTTGTTGGGGGGCATTCAATCACATCTATGGAAGCATACCGCGAGGCGGTCGGCAGGATCGCCGCGTTGGATTTGGTCATCGAACTTTGCGATGACGCGCAGACACTCGTCAACAAAACCCTCTGAAGGATTAACCATGCCGCATATGCCCATGTTGCACGAAAAAGACCCAAAGCTCACCATCCTCCACGAACTTGGTGACATTTCTAATGTGGAACTATTCCATAATCAAGTCCTTTTAGCGACTTATTTGCGCCCAACAAAAACAAAAAGTGGATTGATCCTTACGGACAGCCACGTTGACGAGGACAGATACCAGTCCAAGGTCGGCCTGTTGGTTAAGCGCGGCCCCTTGGCGTTCGAACAGGACGGCAATTGGTTCACCGGGATGGAATTTAACGACCACGATTGGCTGATCTTCCGCCCATCTGACGGCTGGTCCATCACCGTGAACAACGTCCTGTGCCGTATCTTCGACGACGTAAACATCAAGGGCAGGGTCCAAGACCCCGATGCCGTGTACTGAAGGGAAACCCCATGGAAGACGAAGACGAGATCACGCTGGAACTGACCCCAGAAGAAGAGCCGGAGGCCCCGCAGGAAGAGGAACCTGCGTATATCACCGAACTGAAACGCCAACTGGCCGAAGAAAAGGCCGCCCGCATCAAGGCGGAACAGCAGGCGCATCAGGCCAACCGTGAAACCCACAAAGCCAAGAGCGAAGTGGAAGAAACGAACCTGCAACTGGTGGTCAACGCCATTGACACGGTCAACCGGGACATCGAACTCCTTAGCCAAGCGCACACGTTTGCCTTGCAAAGTGGTGATTTTGACCGCGCAACCAAAATCCAGCGGGAAATGTCGGCCAACGAGGCCAAACTTCTCCAGTTGGAAAATGGCCGTCAGGCGATGGAGAACGCGCCGCGCCAACCCGAACCACAGATGGCACCAGCAGACCCGGTAGAAGCTTTTGCGTCGCAGTTGTCGCCCCGCAGCGCCGATTGGGTCCGAAAGCACCCAGAGTTTGTGCGTGATCCGCGCCTAAACGCGAAGATGATTGCCGCCCACAACCTCGCCGTGGCCGATGGTATCCCCACCGACACAGACGATTACTTTGCGGCCATTGAAGAAACGCTAAAGGTGACGCCTAAACCCGTTCAAACCGATACCGATGACCAGTACGCCGCCAAGGCTGTCCGCCGCCGTGATGCTGCCCCCGCCGCTGCACCTGCAAATCGCGGAGGCCAATCTGCAAGCTCTAACGTGGTGCGTCTTACTGCCCTCGAACGCGAGATGGCCGAGATGATGGGAATGAAACCAGAGGATTATGCCAAGAACAAAGTGGCCCTCAAGAAGGAAGGGAAAATTCAATGACACTACGCCCCGAAATGCGCCCGAACGCTACCACCGCAGAAGACCCCCGCGAACGTGCCGCCCGCCGTGCAGCGGAACTGCGTGGCCATGACACCGATCTTGGCGACGATGGCACCAACGAATATTACATCGAACTGGGCATCATCCCAGACGGCTGGTCCTACGAATGGAAGACCCGCACCGTGCTTGGTGCAGAAGACCCTGCCCACCAAGTGGCGCTGGCCCGCAAGGGCTGGGAGATTGTGCCAGCATCGCGTCACCCCGAACTGATGCCGATGGGCTACAAGGGTGTGGAGATCACCCGCAAGGGCATGGTGCTGATGGAGCGCCCGCTGGAGATCACGGAAGAAGCCAACCGTAAGGCACTGCTGATGGCCCGCACCCAGATGCGCGACAAGGAAGCGCAGTTGACCAATGCCAAGGGTGGGGAATTTGATCGTACGAACAAAGGTGATCCGCTGGTCAAGATCAGCAAGAAGTACGAGGCGATGCCGATCCCCGAATGATTAAGCCCATCACGATCTACAAATACATAGAGCGTCTCCGCAAGACCATCAGGTCAGAGGGGACGCCCGCCATCCAAGAAGCTTGGGACAAACTGGAACCCCATGTGTCGGTCTTCTTCCAAGATGTTGACAAATCCGGCGACATCCAGTAACAACTTGTCGCAGTCTCGTGGTTGGGACATGCTCCGCTTCGTGCTGGGGCTGGCAGGCCGGAAAGACGGTCAACCAATTTTGCCGGAGTGGCGCAGTGGTAGCGCGTTCGGTTCATACCCGAAAGGCCGGAGGTTCAAATCCTCCCTCCGCAACCAGATCAGGCCCAGTACGGGGTAGAGAAGGCAGGGTTCTACGACCCATGCGCTCTGGGTGAAGAGAACCCCCGCTAGACAACCACACAAAATCATGTAATATGTACGCTTATCTCCCCTCGGCGTGGGAGATTGCACAAATCCCCGGTTCTACCTTCGCCCCGGTGCGCGATGATGGACCTCCTGAACACAGGAGTTTCCGACATGGCGAACAGCAATACGCCTTTCGGCTTCCGCCAGTACTCTGGCAATGGTTCGGCCCCGACCTACGAACAGGTCTATGTGCCAATCGTCTACAACGCATCGCCCATCTTCTTTGGTGACCCCGTCATCAATGACGCAAACGGCTATGTGACCGTTGGTGCTGCCGCCTCCACCGAAGTAACTGGCACGATTGCTGGCATCTTCGTCGGCTGCAAGTATCTGTCGGTTTCGCAAAAGCGCACCGTTTGGTCGAACTACTGGCCCGGTTCGGATGTTGCTTCGACCAGCGTGGTTGAAGGCTACATCGTCAACGATCCGAACGCCCGTTGGGTTGCTCAGTCGGACAGCACGGGCCTGACCCAAGCTGCCGTCAACGCAAACATCAGCTACAACACTGGTGTCGGCAACACCGCGAACGGTATCTCTGGTGCGTTCTTGGGCGCAACCATTGCCACCACCGCAACCCTTCCGTTCCGCGTCATCGGCCTTCTGACCACCCCTCCGGGCGTCAACGGCACTGAAGCGGGTGCCTATAACCTCGCAATCGTTGCGTTCAACAGCGTTGCTACCAAGCAACTGACTGGCGTGTAAGGAGCATAAGAAATGGCTGTTAATCTTTCTGCGATTAAAGACCTTCTGCTCCCCGGCCTGCGCGGGATTGAAGGCAAGTACGAGATGATCCCATCTCAGTACGACAAGATGTTCACCAAGCACAATTCGAAGATGGCGCTGGAACGCACCGCTGAGATGCGCTTCTTGGGCTTCGCACAGTTGAAGACTGAAGGCGCGCAAACGTCCTTCGACAACGGCGCTGGCGAACGTTACATCTACAACCAAGAACACGTTGAAATCGGTCTGGGCTACGCGATCACTCGCAAGGCCATTGACGACAACCTGTACAAAACACAGTTCCAGCCGTCGAACCTCGGTCTGATTGAAAGCTTCCAGCAGACCAAGGAAATCTACGCGGCAAACATCTTCAACACCGCGACGACCTACAATGCGTCCATCGGTGGTGACGGTGTGGCTCTGCTCTCGACCGCACACCCCATCGACGGTGGCACGGTTGCGAACACGCCCACAACCCAACTGGAACTGAACGAGGCGACCCTTCTGTCCGGCATGATCGGTATTCGTACCGCCTTCAAAGATCAGGCTGGCCTGAAAGTCTTCGCTCGTGGCCGTAAGCTGATCGTTCCGCCGCAACTGGAACCCGTAGCCATCCGCCTGACGAAGACGGAACTGCGGCCCGGCACGGCTGACAACGATGTGAACGCAATCATGTCCACCGCTGGCGGTCTGCCGGAAGGTTACATGGTTAACGACTTCTTCACTTCGGCATCTGCTTGGTTCCTGCTGACAAACATTGACGGGCTTTCATATATGGAGCGCGTCAAGTTTGAAACCGATATGCAAGTGGACTTTGTTACGGACAACTTGTTGGTTAAAGGATACGAACGTTACTCGTTCGCATACTATAACTGGCGCGCTGTCTGGGGTTCAACCCCCTCGTAAGCCACCACTTAAAGGGGGGCTTAGGCCCCCCTTTTCTTCTTCTGGGTCACCTCGCCGCCCTGACCGTTCCCAGCGGACCTTGCACAGACAGTGCGGCCACATCGTGCAAAGGAACCCAAAATGGGTAAGACTACGTTCACTGGCCCCATTCGTGCGGGCAACATTCTCCAAACCTCCGGCACCACCCTCGGCCAGAACGTCAAGAACGTTGGCTCGGTTGTCATGGCGCAGGTCTATCCGATCACCCAAGCTTTGACCGCCACGGCCCTTGGTACTGATATTGTTCTTCCGGCCAACAGCCACATCCTGAACATCCAGATGCTGGCTACGGTAGCTTGGACTGGCGCTGCAACCACGGCCAGCGTTGGCATATCGGCAACCGCCAACGAACTGGTTGCCTTGACCTCCATTCCTGTTGGTCTTACCGCTATGACCCCCGGCACGGACGCAACGCGCACTGCCAACTGGGATGACATTGGCACCACCGACGACCGTATCTGGGTCAAATCGGCCAACACTGGTTCCGGCGTTGGCACCATCACCGTGCGCTACATCCAAGCACAGGATACCGTGTAATGCGTGTAGGCAACAAGAAACCCAACATGTCGGTCAAGACCACGGTTTCAGTGGGCAAGCCGTCTAAAACGGAAGATACCAGCGCACATGTCACCACTGGCAGCAAGAATGTCATTGGTGGTCAGGCCGTTCATGGTATGCCCTTGATGTCGGCAGCCGCTGCCAAGGTAAAGTAACAGAGGGGGCCGAAAGGCCCCTTCACCCCTACAGGAGACGCAAATGACCCCCGTTGTAATGACACGAACAAACACTGGCCGCAGCACCATCATTGCGTCAGACAGCTTCCAGACCCCCTTCAACGTTGGCTTGGTGATCACCATCACTGGCACCCCGACCTACAACATTGAGATTTCGATGGACGATCCAGCCACTGGAACGCCGTCTATCTGGGCTGCGCCTACTGGTTTCTCGGCCCTGACGGCAGCGGCCAATGGTTCCATCACGGTCCCGCACCACGCGATGTCGATCAACATCACGGGTGGCACTGGCACCGTTACAGCGTACGTTGTACAAGCTGGCGTTCGGTAATGGCGAAGACACCTGCTTGGACCCGCAAGGAAGGCCAAGACCCTAAAGGTGGCCTGAACGCAAAGGGCAGGGCTTCGGCCAAGGCTGAAGGTCACAACCTGAAGCCACCAGCGCCCAGCCCAAAAACCGAAAAAGACGCTGCCCGTAAGAAGTCTTTCTGTGCTAGGATGGGCGGCATGGAAGGTCCGATGAGGGACGAAAAGGGCAAGCCGACACGCAAGGCGCTGTCCTTGAAAGCATGGAAGTGTTGAAAAAATGACCACCAGCGGCACATATGCGTTCAATCCGGCGCTGGGCGAGATCGTCCTGTATGCCTACCAGAACATCGGCGTCCGTCCGGCTGCCGTGCTGCAAGAGCATATGGAAAGCGCCCGCATGGCGACGAACATGATGCTGTCGCGGTGGTCGAACCAAGGTGTAAACCTGTGGGCCGTCGATCTGGTCACTGTGCCACTGGTGGAGGGCCAAACGACCTACGCTGTGGATGGCAACACCATCATGGTGCTGGACGCCTACACGACCACCAGCAGCGGCATTGACCGCGTGATCATGCCGATTTCACGCACGGAATATGCTTCCTACCCCAATAAGACCCAGCAGGGCTTCCCGACATCTTACTGGTTCGACCGTCTGGTGTCGCCCACCCTGACCCTGTGGCCCGTGCCGGATGGTTCCTCGGCCACGATCCTGAAGTATTACCGCGTTCGGCAGGTCCAAGACGCCAACCTGCAAAATGGCGAAAATGTCGAAATTCCCTACCGCTGGCTGGAAGCTTTTGCCGATGGTCTGGCCTATCGTCTGGCCCGTATCTGGCAGCCCCAGATGGCCGTTGCGCTAAAGGGTCAGGCCGACGAAAGCTACCAGATCGCCGCAGAACAAGATGTTGAAGTCGTCAACACCTACATCTCACCGATGATCGGGGGCTACTTCCGATGAGCTACGCATCGCGGGCTGGCAAGGCCAGAACAAGTGCCAAGAACCCGCAAGCCCACGCCATATGTGATCGGTGTGGGGCGC